GAATGAAGTTTTCGCCGCGCAGGGGACATACACCCTGCTTGATATGGACATAGGAATTCTGAACGCGTAAAACTAGGAGAAGATAATTGCAATATGCAAGACCCGCGAATGACATCTCTTTGGGCGGATGGAGTGGTCCGGCCTGGTCCAAGATAAACGAGATAGTCCCGGACGACGATGCCGGCTACACCGAAAAGACAGGTATCGGAACTCTCGAAATTGGTCTGAGCGGTGTTGATGACCCAGGAGTCGGAACGGGGCATATCATCAGCCTCCGCACAAAGCAGCAGGCAGGCTCCAAAGGCCCAGAGAAACTGAACTGCCAGCTCTATGAAGGTGGCGTCTTGATCGCGGAGACGGGCGTGCAGACTCTCTCTAGAGGCTCTTATACATCCTTTGAATATACGCTCTTAGAGGCCGAGGCAAACTCGATCGGCAATTATAACGATTTGAGACTCAGATTCGTCCCAGACCAAGGGGATACTGAGATCATGCGCCTCACCTGGGCGGAGCTTAAAGTACCCGATGTCGCTGGGGAGGAACATTCCGGTTCCGGTTCAATCTCCGGAAAGGGCTCGATTGCCGGCACAGCCAAAAAAGGCGGGCAAGGCTCCACATTAATATCCGCGGGCGGGACGCTTCTGGCCATTGGGCTTGCGGGAATGATGGGCATAGCATCGATCATCGGCAAAGGTTCGGTCGTTGCGACCGGTGAAGCGACAGTTGGGGTAGAGGAACATTCTGGCGTCGCTGCCATCTCCGGGAACGGTATTCTTGCAGGGATTGGCACAAAACAGGCTCGCGGTGATTCGGCTATCACTGCTAAAGATTCGATCAGTGCAAATGGCGAGGCCAATAAGGTAGAAGAATACTCTGGCATTGCCGCCATCACCGG